GTTCTAAAGTATTTGGTAAAAACATCAATGACGATCCAGAGAAATATTTTACAAAAGAAGTATTAGATAAGATTGATGAACATGCCAAAAGAAAATTCAGCTACGGATCAGACGAAGAATAAAAGATACGTTTTTGCTCAAAGACAAGGTGACAACTTCAGTTGTATAAAACTAACTGAAGGTGATTACAAAAATGTTATTTACAAGTACGATAAAGTAAAATTTGCTCCTAAAGAAAATGAAAAAGGTGAAATACCATTGAAATTTACATACGATATATTAGCAAACCCAAACAAAGCCACCATTGACAACGAAGACTTTAGAGTGTATATTGGTGACATATTAGTAGAACTTGTAGAGGAACAACTTAAAAATGGCTCCATTATCTTTGAACAATAATAACGAAAAAATAGAACTAACTATAATTAGAAATCTTTTCTTTAACGAGGATTATACTCGTAAAGTTTTACCATTTCTTAATCCAATTTATTTTAGTCAAAGAAATGAAAGAGAACTGTATGTTGAACTTGAAAAGTTTATACATAAGTATAAAAATCTTCCTACAAAAGAAGCAATCTTAATTGAACTTAATAATCGTAAAGATATTAACGAAGAAGAACATAAGAATATTAAAGAGTTAATAAACACTATCTCTTATGAAGAAGTTGATTTACAATGGTTATTAGATACAACTGAAAGATTTTGTAAAGACCGTGCTGTACACAACGCAGTATTAGACGGTATTAAAATATTAGATGGTAAAGATAATAAAAGAACACAAGAGGCAATACCTAGTATTCTTGCTGACGCATTAGCAGTTAGTTTTGATAATCATATTGGGCATGATTATATTGGCGATGCTGATAATAGATTTGATTGGTACCATACAAAAGAAAAGAAATATAAATTTGATTTATCTTTCTTTAACAAGATTACAAAAGGCGGTGTGCCAACAAAAACTTTAAATATTGCTCTTGCTGGTACAGGCGTAGGTAAGTCTTTGTTCATGTGTCATTGTGCTAGTAGTTTCTTAACACAAGGTCAAAACGTATTGTATATTACTTTAGAAATGGCAGAGGAACGTATTGCTGAAAGAATAGACGCTAACTTATTTGATGTTACAATAGATGATCTACACGTCATGCCAAAAGAATTGTATAGTAACAAAGTTTCTAAACTACAAGGTAAAACATCAGGTAAATTAATTATTAAAGAATATCCTACAGCGTCTGCTCATGCTGGTCATTTTAGAAGTTTACTAAATGAACTTGCGTTAAAGAAAAGTTTTAAACCAGATATTATCTTTATTGATTATCTAAATATTTGTGCTAGTAGTAGATTTAAAGGTGGTAATATATCATCATACTTTTACATTAAAGCAATCGCTGAAGAATTAAGAGGTCTTGCTGTAGAGTTTGATGTACCTATCTTTAGTGCGACACAAACAACTAGAACTGGTTATGTATCAACTGATATTGGTTTAGAAGATACATCTGAAAGTTTTGGTTTGCCTGCTACTGCTGACTTCATGTTTGCTCTTATGTCAAATGAAGAACTAGAAGCATTAGGTCAAATGAAAGTTAAACAATTAAAGAATAGATATAATGATCCTGCTATGAACAGATCATTTATTGTTGGCGTAGATAGAGCCAAAATGAAGTTATATGATGTAGAAAATTCTGCTCAAAATATTGTAGATAGTAACCAAACAAAAGATGATGAAAGTTATCCAACACCAGATCAAAGTTATGATAAGTTTTCAGATTTTAAATTATAATGCCACGTAAACAAAAAGTAAAATTTCATAAAGGCGATAGACGTCCTAAACACGATAAAGAATATCCTAATTTAACTTATCGTAAACGTATGGTAAAAAAAGGTGATGATATTGTGTGGCACGTTACAGAATATCCTACTAAAAGTGTCATATCTGAACATTTTTTTGAAGAGGATGCTCAAAAAATAGTACAATTTCAAAATAAACATAGAGTATGGCAAGCAAACGGTGGGGTTCCAAGCTTTTTATGTTATAAATATAAGAGAGTTTAACGCTTGATTTATATGGATAAATTGATTATAGTAATGGAAAAAATGAGAGAGA